TTGGACTTGGACTTGGACTTTCTAACCTTGGACTTGGACTTTCCAGCCTTGGATCTGGACTTTCCAGCCTTGGATCTGGATTTGGACATTGATTTGGAGGAGACAAATTGACTTGTCTTGGAACCACACGTGTTACATACTCCACACATACGCACTCTTCCGCTCTTTCCCTTTTTATAAGAAATATGTGAGCACATTTTTTTATCTCTACACTTTACACAGAACATTTTATGTGACGTCATTTATTATAATAAAAAAATTATAAAAGCATTTTGTACAATTCATTTCTCAACTCGTTAAATGCTAAAGACAAATTAAATCCCAACTGATCAATTACCAAGTACATATTTTTAATTTTAGTATCAAGCTTGAGTAATTTATCAAGGAGTTGAAGTTTGGTAGAGTGTATCTGTTTATATGTATTTTCTAGTTCTTCTCTTTTACGAGACTGTTCAGCATCTCTAAACATATTGTGAGTTACAGTACCTTTCATTGTTTCGAGACGCGACAAACACTGGGACTCTTTTTGTTGCACCTTTAAAACCATTTCACAAATTTCGCGATAAGTTTCGTGAAGTTTGTGTTTAGTATCAAGCAATTGTTGATTATTATTTATAAAATAATTAATTTGATTTGTACCCAAGTACTGGTTATGCTTTAATTGATTCAAATTTAAAATGGAAAAGAATTCTTCTTCTACTTGTTCAATGGTTGTATGGATAATATTTAAACTTGAATAAAGCTGTTCCAATGTTACGACTACATAAAAACTATGAGTTTGAGTTCTGGGGTAATTCTCAATCTTGTAAACATCGAGATTATTTTCACTATTTAGATGTAAAATATGTTGATCGGTTTGAAGAATAAGTTTATACTCCAACATCTTGAAGCAATATTTAAGCCTTCTGATTTGCTCAATTTGATCGGAAGCACTTGAAGTAGGAATAGAAATAGGTTGTTTATAACTTGTTTTAAGTTTGTCAGAAATATTTTCCACAATTTCGTCTCCCTGAGTTTGAAGTTGGATCATCGGGTACTGATCTGCAAGTTGAGTAGATGTAAATTCACGATTTTTAGCATCTTCTTTTGTCAATAGGTAATGATTTGAGACATCTTCAGTTATTTTTAATCGATAAGAGCGAGTAACAGAGATATAAAAAACCTTTCCAGACAAGGCGTGAATAACTTTGACTAAATTGCAATACCCACTATACGAAAAATATTCAAGAGTTGTATAATCATTCAACTTTAATAATTGGTTAAATTTTTGTAAATCTGCCATTTATTAAAGTTTGATCCGTTTTAACCTATTACACTTCAAATATATTTGTAACAACTAAATTATTTTTACCTGCTGCCTCGTTGAATGCAGCGTAATAAGACAAATAAATCCATAAAATAATACTTACATTGGAAATCAAGTTTAAGATAAAACCTTTTTGTCCGTAATTGATACCGAAAATAAGCCCAGTGCCAATTGTCCATAATGCACCAATAATAATATAATCTCGTAATGCACTAATTGCATTATTTAAAGTCTCCTGATCTTTGGCAAAATTTTTAACGCTAAATTTACTCGACATTTCTACTGAACCGATAGCAAATTGCATACTCGCCATTAAAATGGCCTTACCCAAAATATAAAAAACAGAAGATTTTTTATCAATTGATTTGTCACCGTCTAAAAGCTTCATTTATGATTGTTTATTTATACGTATATTATTTTGAATCATTAAAACAATCTAAACGAATCCGAGTTTATCATAAACACCCTATGAAACAAGTTGGAATATTTGGTGATATTTGTGTATATGGTTCGTTTGAAATACCTTGGTTTAATGCTAAACAAATCAGTCGTCATTTAGATATCCAGAATCCACGAAATATTATTCGAACACTTCATTCAGATGATAAACATATACTCGCACAAACTAAACGGTCAGAATGTTTAATTTCCGAAACAGCTCTATTTATGTTTTTTATTCACGCCCCGAAAACATCGTCGAGTCTCTCTTTCCAAAGGAAAATGAAGCGTGTTATTTTACCTACTATTCGTCTTCAACAAATACAAAAACAACAACGTGTCATTCATCAGCTTGGACATTTTATTGAAAATATCAAGACTCGTCAAAAATCACAAATCATTTATATCGCTACTTCAAGACGTTATGCTGAACAAAGTATTTTCAAAGTAGGTGGTTGTTCAAGTACCGATTTACTCACAAAACGATTGGCGACCTACAATACAGGTCGAATCGGAGAAGATGAATTATATTACGTAGCTTTATTTAATTGTGATAATCATAATCATATGGAGGCTCGAATAAAAGAATTGCTATATGAATTTCGCCACGTTCGAGAAAAAGAGATGTATATTATTCATTATATATCTCTATATGAAATGATTCAACAAATGATTATACATTACAATGTAGAAATAGATCAACTCAATACTTTTATTCGTAATCTTACCCAATTATCTGAACCAATTAATCCTACTCCAATTCCACCTCTACCCAAAAGTCTACGTAATTAATTATAATTGAAAATTTTGATCTTTACAGGCCCCGAAAACTTACGATAAACTTCATCTAAACTCATTATAGGCTGACCGTTACGTTCGTTCACTGCATTATGCATATCTACATAAAACTTGACCAAGTTTTTACGCGATGAACAGATTTGATCCTTCTGTGCACGGTGTTTTTCTACCCATTCTCTAGCGTGTATTGCGCATTTTTTACAGGCCAACATTTCAGGAATTCCATCAATAAATCCCCAATATTTTTCTCGTTTTTCAGTTGGAATTTCTTCTGGTGCTGAAATGGATCCCAAATGTACTACAAACCAAAAACTTTCACCCCATACTTCTGGAGAGTTAATGTTATATGTACGGTTGTCATTCTTGATAATAATTTCCATTGGAGTTTCGACTTGAATGGGCGGAGGTACGTCCATGTCATAAGTACAATTCCCAATCGCTCGATACATCTTTTTATTTTCATCGAGAAATTTTTAGATCTCAGTAATAAACAATAAAATCGATGAAAGCCATCGCGGTGATCGATCCACGAATCAATAATGGAATATCTGGTACGATCCATTTTTCACAAGCATCTGTCTATCAACCATTGGAAATATTTTTCTCGTTAAAAGGGTTTGAACCTTTCAGTATCCATGCTGTACATATTCACGAGTTTGGAGATCTTACAGAAGGTTGTAAATCACTTGGAGGGCATTTTAACCCAACGAACGTGCAACATTCTCATTCAGGTATGGGACACGCAGGAGATTTATTCAACAATTTTCAGACAGATATGAAAGGTAATTTTATTTACTGTTACCGGACAAACAAATTATCCCTTGAAGGAAGTACAAATATTATTGGTCGTTCGATTGTTATTCACAAATTTATAGACGATTTAGGATTGATGGGTCAATTTGATGATAAAGGTGTTTTTACAACTTACGATAAAATGTCCGAAATAGGCCTGAAAAATTTATACAAATCATTTGGTTATTCTCCTGAACAAATAGAACCAATGAATATTATTCAACGTCTAAAAAAGGAATCGTCAACAACGGGGAATGCTGCCACCCGAATAGCTTGCGCAATTATTGGATGGTCTTCTTAACTCCTCGAATAATATTTTTAACAAGTTGGTCCTTTTCAGATATAGTTTGAGTATATTGAATATTAGCCACAATAAAATTTTCAAGATCTGGATCATTTTTTGGATCATACACAGTATTACTTGCCCATAAAAAATTTTTAGACAACTCTTTGGATACCTTTTGGATTGCTTTCGACTTGTTTTTTATAAGATCTTTTGTTGAGACATATTTAAATTTAGCATTCACAAAGAAAAATTTTAATATATCTGAGACTTTTGCCATTCCTTCATCCAACCAGTTATCGATACAACTAATCGATGTCGTATCCATTCCTCCGTGAAGATTAGGTATCTTTTCTTCTAACCAACACGCGTTATATGCATTCTTAATTCTTTCGCGGATATAAGGATGAGTAATAAGTTTGTCCAATATTTCGCGTTGAAAGTCAAACACTTCTGAATGAGTAGCAATCAAATGATATACGTGCTGAAACAATACGCATATAACTCTAAGAAGATCTCTCTTCTTATGAAAATGAGGACAGTTTCCGCCGTGTTGCGCACCTTCTAATATTTCTATATATCGATTACGAACAGCCGCACGATCAAAGTCAAAAATAAACAAAGTATATTCATTATCAATAATAAATGTATCATTAGGTGTAACAATTAAATAAATTGGACAATGAAAAGAAGTTGGCCCAAATCTCCTTCTAGAAACTAAAATATTACCAAAATGCAAATCATTTTGATTTATACCCACTATAGACATTTGATATAGAGTTAACACGACTATCGCCATATATTTACTTAATTTTTCATTTGTCCAATAATTTTTATTACTACGCAAAAAATCTGTAAAATCAGCGTATTCCCTATCCACCATCTCTGTGATGCTACACATATATGTCATCTTTGTGATATCATACTTATCAATATTTTCTTCCTTTCTAAGCATATCACGAGTACCCTTTTCAATATATTTACTCGCTTGACTTTCACTTTTAACTCCAGAAGCAACAATAAATTCTAAAAATTCTGTATAACTCAGATTTTTCACTGTTCGAAAAGGAAAAGATACATTACGTACGTTGAAAGGTTTTAATTCTTGATACAACGTACGATATACATCAATTTCGTGTTTGAGTAATTTATAAGATATAGGATGATGCGTACCATCAATTGTTTCAACAAAAAGTTTTACGATATATCTTTTGTCATTTTCTATATTTCGAATAACAAATAAAACTGTATCAGAGGCTGATCCTTCCTTGGGTAGTTCTTTTATAAATTTAAACTGACTAAGCAATTGTGATGTTTTTGGCATTATAGTAGGTATTTATTTTAATACATAATAAAATAAATGAGTCGTTCTCCTAAACACAAACTAAAACTTGTAAGTATCAAAAAAAGTCCAAAAAAAGACAAAAAACTTGTCGCTACTTTTCGTACACCTGAAGGAAGAGTCAAACAAGTTCACTTTGGCGCCAAAGGATATCAAAATTATGGTGGAGTAGGAAAAGAAAGACATCTTGACCCTGAACGTAAGAAAAGATATATCGAAAGACATCGTAAACGGGAAGATTGGACACGCCCAGATACAGCTGGTTCGTTGTCTCGTTGGGTACTATGGAACAAACCTACCCTTAAACAAAGTATAACAGATTATAAAAAAAGATTTCGCTTATAATAATTTATTAAATTAATAAAGAATGCAACTCATATATCTTTTTCTGGAATTTTTAAACAACTTGAAAGTATATCACTGGAAAACTACGTCTTACGCACGTCATAAGGCATCAGACGACTGCTTTCAAAAACTTCAATCATTAATTGATCAATTTGTTGAAGTATGTACCGGAAAACACGGACGTAAAGCATTATTATCTGGACAAGGTAAACAATCGTGTGAAATGATACAACTTACAGATAAAACAGTCGTCACCTATGTTACTCAATTCAGAGAATTTTTGGAAAACTTAACCATCAAAGATACTGATTTAGAAAATATCAGAGATGAAATGGTAGCAGAATTAAATCAATGTTTGTATTTATTTACGTTACAGGCATAACTCAAAGTTACACCCGTATTAATTGTAAACTGGGATCAACAGAATATCTTCGACAGGAATATACTTTGGAAATATTATGTAAGCAAGTGTTTACATACTCTAATAAATTATCTAATTCCAAGAAATAATGAGCAACAGGTCTACGTTCTTCGACATAACGATACACAATCTCAGTTACACATTGGATCATCATCGCAAATAGCCGATATAATTCTTCATTTTTTTCTCTCGCCTTTTCTCGCTTCTGAAGGGTAACGCGGAAATCTTGTTCATCAATCTGATTTCGTAAAAAAGAAACTCTAAGATCTTGGTTGTCGTTAAATCGATCGGTCTGAAATCGAACAAGTTCGATCGCTCGAAAATGAATAATATTTCGACATATATCAATCATCATCGGAGAATAAGTAAAATCCCGACAATTTACCATACGTCGAATAAAGTGATGATCAATCTCTCTACCACAACGTGGAACCATATCTTGAACCAATTGATTATCCGCTCGATCTTGTTTTTTTAACCATTCATAATAATGAGGATTATGTACTACTCCAGTCTCAATTTGTCCTGTGCGCCAACTAAAAGCAGTATGACATTGAGTACAGTACATCTGATCACAATTGTGCAACACAGTATGATCAGCGTGTAAAAATCTTTGATTTCCATCTATTTTCCAACCATAATATTCTCCTCTTTCAACAGGAGTCACTATAAATACCAATGCCTTAAACCCAGATGTCGTTTTTCGAACAGCATATAATTGAGACTGTTCAAATATATCTAATTGCAAATATTTATCGACTGAAAGTTCAAAAAACATACCCTCTCGTTGTTGAGTGACAAGTACGTGTTGACTATTTACGATATAAAACGTTCTGTCCTCGTGTTCGACTTTAAATAATTGATCTACACCTTTACAAGTGTCCAGTACTGTCCGGAAAGATCCATCATCACCCACAAGTTGATCTCCGATTCGAATGGATTGGGACATTTTGATTGAACCATTTCTAAGGAGAATAGGTGTATCACGAGCAAAACAGCCATCAATTTTAAAGATCATCTCTCCACACTTAGGACAAGTCTTGGAATCGCGCGCGAGAAGTTTGGCTGTTTCTACATTATTTGGGTCACATTTATGCTCATCATCTTCAATTGGGATACATTCATTACATTCTTTACACGTTTTACGATCACATAAATTGCACTTCCATTGAGTGGATAAAAATCCTCTACAGTCTGGATTGGGACATTTGCGAACAAAACTTTTTCGTTCTATATTTGTATCCTTTCTATAGTATAACATATCTTCATAATTACGAATCATTTGTTGCAATTCTCCAATCTGAATACGAAACTTGCAAATTTCTTCGCGGATGCGCTCGTTTTCGATAATCCGTTCTACGATTGGTTGAGTCGCAGGCAACATTGCTTTTTCCTGGTCAAATAAACAATTTTCTCGATGTTCTTTGTAACGAGTATTTAGAAATTTTTTTGTAAATTTTTTGAATAACAAATCTCGATTCATCTCTTTCGTACAACTCATACATTTAGGTGTAGTATGTTGTAAAATATAAGTTTCATAGCACTCACGGCACGCTACATAACCACAATAAGAACAATCCAATGCCATTCGAGTTGTTTTGTTGAATTTCTCAACACATACAGGACAATTTGTTTCTGATTCGGTTGACATTATTTTATAAGGGTTTTGTGTATTTTTAATGCTTATAATAAACTCAAACAGTATGGATATTTTACTGACACTTTTGATAATAATCATTTTAATGATTGACTTTCTTTCTTCTCGACAAAAAAGTCGGTCTAATTATATCCCACTAAATATATGGCAAACGTATAAAACAGATCAACTCCCAGAACAAGCCAAAGAATGCCAAAAATCTTGGAAAACTCAATCGAATTACCATTATCATTTTATGGATGATACACAGATCGAAACATTTATGAAAAAACACTTTACGAACAAGGTCTACCAAACCTTTAAAAAACTTCCATTAGGGGTGATGAAGGCTGATATGTGGAGATATTGCGTATTATACGTTCACGGTGGAATTTACACAGATATTGATTCTGTTGCCATCCAACCTCTAAAGGATTGGAAAATTAGAAAATCAGATCGAATCATTTTTGGTTTAGAAAATGACGTACATTTTTGTCAATGGACCATTCTATCTGAACCTAAACATCCTATACTTGCCAAGGTCATCGAATTAATTGTGGATGAAGCAGAAAAAGGAATGGATACAAGTACCGAGCATTTTGTACATAAACATACAGGCCCTGGAATATGGACTCGTGCTGTTCAACTCACGTTAGGCTTCAAAGAAGATGCTCGCGCAATAGATACATATAAAGAATACATAAAACAAACAGATAAAAATAATACTTTTCAACAGCTTGGTGTTCGTATTGAGAATGAAAAATATTTTTCAGGTGAAAAAGTAAGAAATTTATACGGATCAACTCAATTTGGAGATGGATACGTAAGTTGGATGGAAGAACGAAATAAATTTCTAACAGAAAATTCTATTATTAATAAACAGATCAATGTTTCGTCAGTTACCCAAACAAAACAGTAAAATGTACTGGGTATGGGCTGGTTTATTACTTTTGTATATATGGTATGTATATACACAGTTTTTTTCCAAAGAACCATACAATCCTATTGATACCACACCTAAAAGAATTTTAGCTGTTGATTCTTCTGGAAATACAACGAGCCGTCTGTTTACAGATTTGTATATCCCTTCTAAAACTATTGTAATGTGGTTCGATAATGAAATCCCCTCAGGATGGGCAGAATGTAATGGCCAAAATGGAACTCCAGACCTCCGAGAACGTATTCCTGTTGCATTGGATCGCACACAGAATGCTCGTGCAAACACTTTAGGTGCAACTGGAGGATTATCACAGGTCAAATTAACAGCTAACCAAATGCCCAAACATAAACACACAGGTACAACTGCACCAGAAGGGTGGTCTTCTGCAGGCCAAGATGCTGGTGGAGGAGCTTGGAATTGTCCAAGCCCAGGAGGATCTCATACCCATACGTTTAAAACAAATGAAGTAGGAGCTGACCAACCACACGAAAATTTACCTCCGTATTATGTCTTAAAATTTATTATGAAACTATGAAAAAGTTTGTAAAGAAATAAATGAACTTACCATCTTTACAAAAGAATCAACGATTAATCATTTTAATTGGGTTAATTGGGTTGTATCTATGTTATATATATGCGTTTTATCAACCTCTTGGTAAACAACTTCCTTCTGAACAAAATATTCAAACTTCACCCCCTCCTCAACGCGCACTCGCTAGTGCGTCTAACCCTACACGCCCTTCACAGGTTTTTAGCGCAGATGCTTTGGGAGTCATTCGAACGATGGATATTAATAATGTTTTTGTACCAATTAATACCATTATTATGTGGTATGGAGCAACAATCCCACCTGGATGGGCAGAATGTGATGGTCAAAATGGAACTCCAGATCTTCGAGGAAGATTTCCGATGGCATTCAATGGAAAAGATAGCTCGATTGCAAATAGAATCGGAAATACAGGTGGGCAATATAACGTTCGTCTCAGTGAAGCCCAAATGCCCAAACATTTTCACGAAGGAACGACTGATCCTGCAGGTATACACAGCTCCACAACAGGATGTTCAGCTGGAGCAGACACTGGAGCAGATGATGTGGGAACACATAATCACACGATTGTTACTAACCCTGCAGGGTCTTCAGCTGAACATAATAATATGCCTAGATATCACGTTCTAAAATTCTTGATAAAAACAATATAACTTTAACTTTTAAATATCTTTAAAATATTTAAAATAAATAATGGCAAGTTATTCTAGTTCAGGTTTACTGGTCTCGAATGAACAAGGTAAAGTAATTACACAAACCTTGAGAAATTATGGGTTTCCCAAAGGAACAATCGTGATGTGGAATAGTAATGATTCAATTCCTGAAGGCTGGGCAGAATGCAACGGCACAAAAGGAACTCCTGATTTACAAGGACGTATGCCTTTAGCTGAAGGGAATGGGTATCCTTTCAATTCAAGAGGTGGAAGTGATTATCACACACTAAGCGAAGCAGAAATGCCTTCACATACTCACAATGCAGTAACAAGTGATGCTCCATATGCTCGTGTCACTTTTGGAGCAGTATGGATTGCTGGTTGGGTAGCAGGAAGTAGGTCAATTGGAGATAATCGTGATTCTCATCAACATACTTTTACCACCGATGAAAGAGGTGGGAGTCAACCCCACGAAAATATGCCTCCTTTTTATACTTTGCGGTTCATTATGAAACTTTAATATTGTTTTTTTTAAAATAAAGTATTAATAAAAAGATCATAATGAGCGCAGGTTGTGATAATTTAGGAGAACCTACAAAAAAAGAGAGGGACGAAAGCGTTGCGAATGTGCTTAAAGCAATGGGTAGCAAAAGTTGTAGTACATCTTCAGATATCGATCAGTTCAGTCTAGCAATGGGGGGTTATGTTAGTTCACCTATTGTTGACGCTGGAGTGAATTTAAATACAAGTTATGCTAGCTCGTTAACAGGTACAGATGGTTGCGAACAAATTGCTATCGCCTCAGATCAATTTGCATCATCGGTAAAGAAAATTTCGTGCTTGATTACAAGTGATTCGAGCAACGTCAACGTCAAAACTATTAATACAAATACCATCGAATTTGACGCAGGTCGAGACCTAAAAGCAGATTCAATTAAATTGGTTCAAAAAATTGGAGTCAAAGTTGTAACTTTAGCAAACCTTTCCAATAATACTAAACAACAAATCGCAGACGAAGTGCAAAACGCTGCATTAAAAACCATTGAAGTTGCACAAGATAGCAAATCAGGTATGGGAGCTACTCCTCAAGGATCAAAGGTGGTTACTGATTCAAAAAGCGAAATTAGTCAAGAAAATTTGACTAAAATCGTGAATGAAACGATTAAAGATGTTGATGTCACAACTACTTCACAAAACGTTATCAAGATTTATTCAAAGAGAGATATTATTTTGGAAAAACCTTTTGAAGCGACTCAAGAAATTGTTGCAGATATTGCAGCAACGATCATTTTATCCAATTCGATCACTGGAGCATTAGAATCTTTTACTAAAAATATTAGTGAGACTCGTGCAGAAATCAAACAAAAAGCTGAAAATCTCGGAGCAGATACCCTCGGGCGTCAAGCCGCAGAAGGATACGCAGCAATGGTTCAAGCACAAAAATCAGGAATAGGTGGTTATGGAGGTATCGCGACAGTTGTTTTTTTAATTATCGCTTTGTTTGCAATGAATAAAATGTTTGGTGCAGGTGGAGGAGGTGGTTACGGAATGGCAGGAGGAGGTGCGATGTATGCCCAAAGTATGGGCTGGAGTAAGAAATTATTAATTATCTTCTTCATTTTGTGCGCGATTGCATCAGGAGTAGCTGTGTGGTGGACAAATTTTGGAGGAGCGTGGAATTATTGGAGCGCCAAGAAAAACAAAAGAGACGAAGAGTTGAAAAAATGTCTATATAGTGATCCACCTATCGCAGAAAAGGATTGTGTTTTTACTGTAGAGTTGGAAGATTATTCAAAATTCAATCCTCCCATTTACGGAATCCTTGCTTGGATAGGTGTATCTGTGTTCTTACTTGGCGCTTTTGGTGTATTTTTATACGCTCGGATACAAATGAGACCCCCAATTTATGCAAACGTATCAGGATTACCAAGTTATGCGAGTGTAGCAATTCCCACCCCTCCTCCGGCACCTCCTTTGCCAGAAAGAACAGCTGATCGTCAATTTGCACAAGAGTTCAAAAATATTCAAGGTATGGGAACTGTTCAAAAATATGTAAATTTACTCCAAGGTAAACCTATTCCAGCAAATACAAATAAGAAATCAAAATGAAGAGTTAGATATCTTATCTTTACAAAAATATCTAACCATCAATAAATGACGTCTACCAATAGTTTTGTGAATCGTTACGAACTCAATAAACGTTTTGAAGATAAATTTTTACGAATACATACCTTTAGTAGTTCAGAAACTCGAGATATATTTAATCTAGGAAATAACTTGTATTTTGACAACTACGGAAATGTCACAGTAGAAGCACCATCAGGAGTCTATGAAGTAGAATATTTAAATCCAGTTACTCCAGGAAAACCGATGATCTATAGTATAGATACAAACAAGGTCGATACAAGTAAGCGCAAAGATTCTGATGACAAACCTTATAAGGTGATTTTTTCTCCAAACTTACAATGGATTTTATGTAAAGTTGTATATACACCTGAAGATATTAGAAATTTACCTGAAGATGTATATATTGATGCTGGAGAATATACATACTTGCTTTTTAATTTTTTTCACACTGAAGATTATAAAACGTATTACAAATCAAACCCTACAAATGCGATGAATCTTTTTCACGATTATTGCGTACAGACCAAGGACTTGGATCCTACTTGCTCTTGTCTTCCTGTGAATAAAGATTTATGTGTACTTCGTTTGTTACCCAAATCACTGGTCGATTCTCAAAAAGGTACATCCACTTATAATGCATTTACTACAATTTGTCAACACGTTGAACAAGGATGTCAATCCATTACTTCGTATCCAACTAGTTTTTTAAACCAATATTATATTGATTTTCCTCGTCCATCATCTGTAAATGTTACGTTATGTGCCCAATCATTTACTGCTGGAGGAAACATTTCCATCAAAAAGGGTGATATTCAACAACAGTGTAGTTCAGGTGGAATGGAGAGTATCGGTGCTGTCTTGGTAACACCTGCTAAACCACCTATTATAGACGTTGGAGGCGAGAACGGAGAGGGAGGCGAGAACGGAGGGGGAGGAAAAGATACACCTGAGCAAGGATTTTTGGACAAATATCTAAAATATTCAGAGTTTTCGACAACTTATAATACTATTGGTGTGATTATGGCGTTGGGAATTATTGGAGGTTTGGTGTGGAAAATGATGAAAAAAGGTTCGGGAACTCCTCCTGTGTCAGACAAAGCTGTTTGATAATATTTTATTTAAAGTCTTTTCTCTAATATCTCAGTGAATACCCTAAATCTTTTTTGAGCATCTGAAAAACATTCAATAGGCTGATTATTTTCAAATATGTAATCCCATTTGTCATCAGGCAATATGTCTAAACTACATTCTGAAATATCTTTCATTAAACTAGAATCTTGAGTTTTATAAGTTCGTTCAGAAGCGTGAACGCGACAAACCAGACCATTGTACATTTCCTGGATATGATTCTTTTCGAGCTCAAATCGAATATCTGTCGTCAATAAAACATCTACTCCATTTTGTTCCATTAATTTTACCCAGTAATGATACGATTGAATCCAATAGTCTGGAGATTTACTTCTTCCTATGTTACCTTCTTTTTGTAATAATGCACGTATATACTCTGTCTTGGGGGTATTATTAGATGGATACATATCTTCCCATTTTAATTCAGGATATTTTTCCAAAACTTTTATCTTTAATGTGTCTGCAAAGGCTAAAAAACCAATATTAAGAGTAGGATGATATTGTTTCAAGTAAGCAACGATAAACGTACGAGCGATAAAATCTTTACCTGATCCCATTTTTCCAGCTAGTCCAATAA